AATGATGCTTATATTTATGGTGAAGTAGTAACTAAAGATGATATTGATCATCAAATTAATTTACTTAATATATCTCATATTATTAAAGATATTGATATTAATTTATGTCATATTAGAAAATTGAAATTGAAAAAGTTAAAAGGAGAAGAAATAAAAGAATTATATAATGTTATTATTAAAATTATAATTTTAGATACAAATAACGGTAAATTTATTAAATCATTAATGATTGAAAATATTAAAATTAAAACTTATCTTAGTTGTTTGAAAGATGATATTAATAATATAAAAATAATAACAGAAAATATTAGTTATTAAAAATAATAATTTAAATGATAGAAAAAGAAAAAATAATAGAAAAATGGAGTTCAATAATGGGTAAATTGACTAATGAAAATATCACAGATTTATCATCAATGAGCAGTAAAAATATAAATTCTATTCAAGATGAGCTTAATGCAAATGATTATAATAGAACTAATTTTAGTTCAATTACATTTCCTATTGCTCAAAGAATAATGTCTTACACACTTGCTGGAGGAGGAATGAGAAAATCAAAAAAAAAAACAATTAAAAGAAGATAGAATAAATAAACTTAAAGAACTTAAAGGAGAAGAACCTAATGTAGTATTACCAGATGATGAAGAATTTGATGGATTAGTATCAGTTATGCCAATGTCTTCTCCATGCACATCTTTATTATACATGGATTTTGTATATGATTATTGGGATCCAATAAAAAAACTTAAAGATGATAGAATATCTAAGTTAGATAAAATAAATATTTCATTTAGAAAAAGTAAATTAAAATATATAGAAAAAATAATAAAATAATATGGATGATATAAAAGCGTTTAAAGAAAAAGTTATTAATGACTATATTTATCATAATATAGATTTAACTCATGCTGGAGCCAAAGATATAAAATTTGGATTGAAAAGCGTATTAGGTGAAGAGCCTGCAATTAAATTTTTATATAAAGAGAATATGAAAATTAATGAAACCAGCGGAAAAGTTGAAAGATTACCAAATGAATTAGAATCAATTGAAGTATATTATACATATATTGGTTCTGATAATATACCACATGCTAGTCATATGACATATATTGTCAACTAAATAATTAAAAAGTGTAATTATATTGTAATTCAATATATTACATTTTTTATTTTATCATATATTTACTATAATCAATATCTATATCTGGATATTCACAATTTTCAAAATTATAAGAAATTTTTAATAATTTTTCTATTAATTTTTTATTTTTTTTTGTAATTATATTTAAATAATCTATAAAATTTTTTTCATAATCTATTTTAGTATTATTTAAAAATATAATACTAAAATCTTTAATAATATCATTATAATTTGAATCATTTTTTAATTCTTTTAATACTAATTTAGAATTTATATTAGATAAAGATTCTATATCTTTATATATTTTTGTATTTTTTATAAAATCTATTGAATTTTCTATACCGTTTACATTATTTCTTTCTAATGACGAATTTAGCTGTTGAAGTCTGGCCCTAATTTCATGTGGCATAGATAAATATATTATATGTGATATATCACTCCATATTTTAGATTTTTTATATTTTTCATTCATTTGATATAAACGTTCACCCATTTTCCAAGAATTTGAAAAATCAGAATTGTTCATATATGTTAAATATCTTTCCATAATATGTAGACATTCATGTTCAATTGTATCAATAATTATATTAGTGTTTGATATTTTTTTAGAAGTTAATTCACTCTGAGTTAAAATTATTTCTAAATTTATTATCAATCCGATTATTTCATTTTCTTTAAATATTATACTATTAGGATTCATATTTCCATAATTTCTATTTGATATTTTTATATTTATAATATCATCAGAAAATTTTATATCATCTGATAAAATTATAGAATTTTTTATCGATATATTTTTATACAATATCAATTTTCCAATATTGTAGTTTATTACATTTAATATAACTTTAGATAAATTTGTGGTCAATTTATTATAACTATTTCTTTCACATATAAAATTATCCCAATTTATAATATTTAACATTTTAACTATTTTTTAATTTTTTAATAATTCAATTATCATTTTATTTATATATTAACTTTTATCAGTTCTAAAAATTCATCATATTTTTTATCAATAATAAATATAAAATTATAACCTTGCTATAATACAGACATTTTCTTTACTAAATTTAATTTTTCATAAATAATTAAATATCATTTTTTAAACAAATACTTATAAAATGAATATATAAGATAAAATAAATAAAAATATGATAGCACTCTCATTGTGTATAGATGGAAATTACATGTTGTATAGATCTGTATTTATCCTACACAAATTAAAAACACTTTACGGAGATTTAGAAACACTTTTATTAAATGACTTTAATAATTTAACAAATGCATATAATTTCAATAAAATATATTTTGTGTCTGATAGTAAAAGAAGTTGGAGAAAAAATGTTTATCCTGAATATAAAGGTAAAAGAAAGAAGGATTTAGAAATTGATTGGGAATTTGTATTTGATACATTTGATAAATTTAAAGAAAGTATAAAAAATAGACGCAATTGTTATTTATATCAAATAGATCCATTTGAAGGTGATGATTTAATAGCTCATATTGTTAATGAAGGAAATAAAGAAGGAATATCAAATCTAATAGTTTCTAATGATGGTGACCTTCATCAATTATTAAAATTTAGTATATCTAATAATTATATAAATATGATGTATAATCACAAGTTTCAAGATGAAAAATTATATGTACCTATTAATTATAATATATTTTTAAAAAATCTAGAAGATACAACAGAAGGTGATATTTTTGATCTAAATGATGATATGGATTTTATAAATTATTTTGATAAAATAACTAGTAAAGCTAAAATTTCTCCAGTAAATAAAGAAGAATCTTATTTTAAAAAATTGGTTGCAGGAGACTCAGGAGATAATATATTAAGTGTTGTTAAATTCAAAGAAGATTCAAGAGGTATTGGTGATGCTGGATCAAATACTGTATATTCCATGTACAAACTAAAATTTCCTGATGATATTGACTTTGATTCTGATGAATTTATAAGTAATCTTTGTGATATTCTTTATATTTATAGAAAAAATAAAGAAGTTAATTTTAAAGAAAGAGTAAATGAAAATATAATTTTTTCAAGAAAATTAACTAGATTGAGTAGTAATTATTTACCAGATGGATTTGAACAAATATTACTTGATAATATTAAAATTTAAAATATTATATATAAAAATAAAAATGACATGAAAAATATCGAAAAATATAATGAATTTTTAAAATATAATGAGAATTCTAATATTAAAGAATTAATAGAAAAGGTTAAATATGAATGTGGAAATAAATCAGATTTAAATGCTATTTATGAAAATGAAAATTATCAAAAAATAATAATGCAAGGATATAATTCTATTCCATATATATTTGAAAATTTTTCGATAATATGGTTAAAAGCATTAGAAAAAATAACCAATATTGAACTATATGAAGAATATTCTCTAACAACATCTGAAATGAAAAATATTTGGAAAAAATGGGCATCAGAAAATGGATATTTATAAAGAGATAGAATATTGGCATCCAAAATTAAAAAATAATAAATGGAAAATAATTAATACTAATAAAAATTTAGATGATTTTAATTGTTTTTCTTTTGCTATAGATGTTTATAATGAATGGAGCGGAGCTAATTGTAAATTATGGCATAATCCTAATGATAGATATGCAACAGTAAAAAATTATATAGAGTTCTATTCTACATATAATTATAAAATATGTGAAAATGATTCATATGAATTGGATTATGAAAAAATTGCAATATACTCTAATAATAATTTTGTAACACATGCGTGCAAACAATTTGGTGATATGTGGAGGAGTAAATTAGGTAGTAATGTTATAATTGAGCATAAATTAGAATGGTTATCTGGAACTGATAGTGAAAATTATGGTGAAATTGCAGCAATAATGAAAAGAAAACTAATTTAATAATTATTAAATAAAAACTTTGAATGAAAATTCAAAGTTTTTATTTTTATATATATCATATGAAAAATTTCAAAGAATTTTTAGAAGGAACAGGAAAATATGTAAATGTAGATTATAAAATAATTATTAGAGATATAAAGGATAACCCAACTACTCTAATAACATATTTTAAGATAGTTAAATCTGAGGATAAAAAATTAGAAATAAAAGCAAGGGGTTATATTAAATCTACTTTGAATGGTTATAATGAAGGTACGCATAAAACTGCATGGACTGAATTTGATGATTTTCAAGATAATAAAACAAGAATTGTTTGGAATAAAAATTTTGAAAATGGATCTAAAAAAATAAAAGTTTATTATTAATATATAATTAAAAAAAATGAAAAAAAATGAAAAAATTAAAAGATTTTATTGGTTTTGTAAATGAAACCTCAATACATGGCGGTACTAAAGAAGGCTTATCAATCACAAGAACAAAATAAAACCATAGCAACAAATATCATTAATGCTATTCATCCTGCTTTAAATAAATCTGGATTTAAGGTTAATGTGGATATGAGTGGAAATGATCAAAATCCAAATTTGAATAAAATATTAGAATCAACAGATAAATTAGCACTTATTACTACGAATTTTGATATTGGTTGGGATGGTAAAAATAGATCAGGTGGAATTCATGTTTATGTAAATAAAAACAATTTAGATTCATTACGTGACACTATAAAAAATATTGATCATCCATTTGTTAGAATGAAAGAAATAGCATGGATGATCAATATTTCTTCAAAGGTACCTTGTCTTATAATTTATGATGATGGTGTTGAAAATCCTGTATCAACAACCGAAACTACAACAGTTCAGCCAACAACTACTACACAACAAACCACAGTTGTTCCAACTGTATAAAAAATAAAAAAGCAGAATTTTAAATTCTGCTTTTTTTTATTATATTAGTTGTTGAATAACCTTTTACTAAATCAATTATTTTAACTTCACCACCTCTTTCTATTACAAAATCATAACCAACAATGTCTTCTTTTTTATAATCACCTCCTTTTACTAATACATCAGGTTTTATGTTTTCAATTAGATTTAATGGAGTATCTTCATCAAAATATATTACTGCATCTACAAATAGCAATGCAGATAAAATGAATGCTCTTGAATTTTGATTATTTATTGGCCTTGTTTCTCCTTTTAATCTCTTCACTGAATTATCAGAATTTAATCCAACAATCAAAATATCTCCTAAATCTTTTGATTTTGATAAATATTCTACATGTCCTTTATGCAAAATATCAAAACAACCATTTGTAAATACAATTTTTTTATTTTCTAATCTCCAAATATTTAACTGTTTATTAATGGTTATATCATCATAAAATTTAGTTTTTATATAATCTATATTCGTCATCTATAAATTTATTTTTATTATATATTATTTTTATTTACTTAGTTTGATAATTTTTAATTTCCTTTCATCAATAAATTGTTTATCAAAATGTATTTTATCATATCCATATCTTACATTATTTTTAATAACAAAATATTGTTCATCAGTTTTAAAATAATCATAAATATTATTAATTTTAAATCCATAACTAAAATTATCATGATTTTGTTGTATACATATTACTTTATTCATTTATATTTTCTATTTTTTCAATATTTAATAATTTAAATTTTCTTTCATTCATAAAATATTTTTTAAATTCCATAACACCAAACACACAACTAGCATCATAGTTATCTGATACAACATAACTCTTTAAATTATTTGAGTAATAATAGTTATAACTAACATACAAAGTATAATAATCTGATTCAATAAACTTTATATCTATATTTTTAATATTAACAACTTTTTTCATTTAATAATTTTTTAATATTTAATAATTTGAATTTTCTTTCATTCATAAAACATTTTTTAAATTCATGCTCTTCAAATGAGAACATAAAATATTTTTTATTAATGACAATAAAATAATTATCAAAATGAGACGATGACCAATAATCATATTTTTCATTTAAATTAAAATGATCAATATTATTAATGTTTGGAATTTTAATGCAAACAACTTTTTTTATATATACTTTTTCCTGAATTGTGCGGATATATTAAAAATGTTATTATTGAAACCATAATTCAATAATTTATTTTAATATACAAAGGTAATAATAATATGTCATAAAATCAGCAAAAAACAGAAATATAATACAAATTAATAATGATTAACATATTTTTTAATGATATTAATTTTTTATTCAAAAATAATGAATTATCTTTGTTGAATATTAAAAATATAAGAATAATGGCAAATAAAAAGGATATGATAGAAACAACTCGGTTTTATTTCGATGTAGATGACATAACAATATTAGAAGAAAAAATTGTAGTAGAGTACTCCCTATCTAAAATTATACGTAGTTTTGAAGATATGGTATCATCGTATAAAGAATTGTTGAAAGAATCCAGTATGGATAAAGAACATTATCCACCTGAAAATGAGCTTGTAATATGGTATAAATCATCTCTAAGGGAAGGAAAAGCTGAATGCCAATCTATATTGAAAGATTTGGTAAAAGAGAAAGAATATGAAAATCAAGGATTAAATCCTCCTTTTTGCTACAAATATTAAAAATAATTATGAAAAAAGAACTAACTATTACAGTAGAAATTGATAAGTTTAAAATAAAAACTAGTCCAGAGTTAGAAGATTGGAATTCTTCATCAGATGTAGATAGAATAGAATATATTAAAAATGAAGTTCAAGAATATTTAATTCTAAATATGAATGAAATTATTTATAATTTGATAAAAAATAATAAAATTCATATCTAATTAAATATGAATATTCTAAAAATATTTATTAAATCATTTTATACTTATGTTTTTACTGTTGATAAAAAAATTATCAATAATTGTAAAGTAAGAAATAGTAAAAAAGATCACATTAGAAGTAGATTATATATTATATTACCTTTGATTATATTTTTAGGTATTATATGTATTAGTTATATAGGAGAAACATTTACATTATTTAATATTTTTAGAACTTTTTTATTTTTTCTTGTATTTAGAATAATTGCTAAAGAATTTACTGACTATATTATTGTAATATTTTTTTATAAATCATCCTATAAATATACATTAAAAGATGCTAGAAAAAGAAAAATCAAAAGACTTAATAGACTTAAATATAAAATATTAAAATGAAAGAATATTATGATGTTTATACATTTGGTACATTAAATGATTGCCATCATTTGAAAGGAGTCAAAATTAGTAGCCTCTATTGTACCCATGATTGTGAATTTTGCTCAAATCTTAAATATGTTAATAATAGAAATTCATTCACGTGTAATTATATAGAAATGAAAAGAAAAGAAAAATTAGAAAAATTGAAAGCATATGAAAAAAGATAGAATAAAAGAATATCAAGACTCAGAAAATAAAGAAATAATAGATAGAACATATAACAATTATTTTTCTGATAATACACAAAAAAATGATAAATATTATAAAGAAGTATTTATTGATCAAATTGAGATGACAGCTACATGTAGCATAGTATATAATAATTGTGATTTGAATGATTGGATAGAAAAATTTAAAGATGAAAAAGAAGTTTTAGAAAAACTTAAAAATATATCAGTGGTTTATAATGAGAGATAAAAATTTAGAATGGATTACAGCAAATGGTATATCTAGAAAAATAATAAATATGAAAAATAATCATTTATGTAACGCATTATCACAAATGAAAAAAAGAGAAACATCTTTTAAAACTATGTATGGTAAAGAAAGAATAGATGAATATTTATATAATTTTGAGCAAGAGATAAGGTATAGAAAATTAAATATGTTAAAAAAAGAAGATCCAGAAAATTTATTTTAATCATTAAAAAAACTAAAAATGGAAAAAATTAATTTAAGAACAATTCTTGAAAAACATCTAAATTCAATCATATTGAAAAATGATGTTATCAATGACTGTAATGTAGATTTGATTTTAGATGCTATGCAAGAAGCTTGTGAAGAATCTCTTGATGCTGGTTCAAATTCAGCTGTATTATCAGGATTCAATTCAGAAACAAATAAAGAATTGTACACATCTGGCTTAGAATATTTACATATTAGAAATTCTGACTCTAATGATGAATATTGGACAGTTGATAATAATTCTATTCTTAACGTAAAAAATAACATAATAAGAAAATAATGACAAACTGGGAACATCATAAAATGACTAACGATGAACTTAAAGAACTCGTTAAAAATGTATTTGATTGTAAAATATTCACATCTCTTCAATGTAGCCAAAGTGACTTGATGATGATTTTTATGCCTTTTATATTTTTAGGATCTGCTCCAACTATTCCTGATTTAACAGGAAAAATAAAAATTGATAGAAAAAATAAACTTAACTATCTGGATGAATGTACTGAATATAAAAATAATACTCACAAACGTGAAGAATATTTAAGAACAATAGGTATGCTTTATGAAAGCTATAGTCAAGCAGGACCAAGAAGTGTTAATGGATATCCATGTTTTTTTAGTTGTAAAATTATTTCAATTGAAGATACTAATAGATTCAAAGAAATGTACGGAAAATATGAAGAAATGAGAACTCAATTTGAAAGTGAATGGGGTAAAGAAGATGTGAAAACTAATATATGATAGACTACGGAATGCCTTTATAAAATGCGGAAAAACTTGCAGTTGATATTAAAGCTTACAGAAAATATTTTAGTGATTCACAATATAATGAAGAAGATAATGATGATACTATTTATATCATAGATTTTGATAATAAATTATCATTTAATGAATGACATGGTTCTCAAGAACATCAAAGATATGTTAATATATTAATTAGAAAGAAAAAACTTGAAAAATTAAACAAAAAAGCTGATATTTAATCAGCTTTTTTTATATCTTTTTCTATTAAATATTCAATATATTCAGATTTACTCATTTTAATTTTTTCTAAATATTTATCTAAATTTTTATTTATTTCTATATCTAATGTTATACCAATAGATTTTTTATTTGATTTTATTTTAAATTTTTCAAATGACATAATAGATTTTTATTATTTATAATAAAAATCTATTTTTTTGTTTAAAATAATTTATTAAATATCAAAACATAACCTTACTTTATTTATATATACCCTTAAAGAATAAATAATATATGAAAAAAATAACGACAAAAGAAAAATTATCAGTGTGCTTAAGTGAAAATATCAGAGAATATCTGAACAATAATATCAACAATATATCAAAATATATTGAATATCTAATATATTCAGATCTTATTGAGCATAAAGCTATTGATAAAAAAGAATATTATGACTAATGAAAAAAATATGTAAAAAATGTGGGGAAGAAAAAGAACTTGAAGAATTTTCAAAAGATAAGTATAGTAAGGATGGATTTACTGATTCTTGTAAAGAATGTAGAAATAAATATAAAAAAGAAAATAGAGAACAATTAAGGATAAACGCAAAAAAATATAGAATTAAAAATAAAGAAAAATTAAAAATTGATAGAAAGATTTATTATAAAAAAAAGAAAAAAGAAAAAATAATTAAACCAAGTGATATTAATTCAAAGAACAGAAAAAAGATTATTGAATTAGATAAGAATATTAAAAAAATTTTAACTATAATTAAAAAATGTAAAAAAATAGTTATTACATTTGAACCAAAAATAAAAAAAGTTAAACAAAGTAAAGAAGAATATAGAGAGAAACAAAAATTAAAATATCATAAAGATATGTTGAATGATGAATTTAGAGAAAAAATTAAAGAAAAAAATAAAGAAAAATATGAAAAAGATAAAGAAAAATATGAAAAAGATAAAGAAAGATTAGCACAAGAAAGAAGAGAATATTATAAATTAAATAAAGAGGAAATTTTAAAAAAAGCAAATAAAAGAAGACAATCAGAAAAATATAAAATAAAACGTAAAGAATACCAACAGAAAAATAAAGAAAGAAGTAGAAAAAGATATAATGAGAATTACAATAAAAATAAATATAGATATGCGTGGAGAGCTGTTTTAAAAAGAACATTTTCGTATTTTAATACTACAAAATATGATAAAACAATAAATATATTAGGTTATTCAGCAGAAGAATTTAAAATGAACATTGAATCCAAATTTACAATAGGTATGAGTTGGGATAACTATGGAGAATGGCACATAGATCATGTTCGTAGTATAGCTACATTTGAATCAACTGACTTACCATCTATTGTAAATGCATTAACAAATTTAAACCCTATGTGGGCAACAAGTAGAATAATTGATGAAGTTTTTTATGAAGGAAATTTAAACAAAGGCAAAAGATTAGACTAAATAAATAAAAATAATAACAAAAAAATGATTTCATATTTCGGGGCAAAAAGCCGTATGGCCGGCTGGATATACAACTACATACCAAAAGACATAAAAACATTTTCTGAACCATTTAGTGGCGCTATGTGGGTATATACTAGTCCTAAATTGGACTATTCGCACGTTGAAAATATAATTTATAATGATTACAATAAACATATGGCAAATTTATTTGCATGCTTAAAAGAGCACAAAACTTTTTTATCTCATATAGAGGATGAAATAAATAATGGATTTTTAAAAACAGATAAAACTGGAGAAGAATATAAAAAATTTCATAAAGATATATTTTACTCATATAAACATGATAAGAGTGAAACTAATTTTTTAGATAATCCACCAACAAATATACCAGATTTTGATGCTGGAGTAAAATATGCATTTTTATTAACTTCAACGTTTAACGGTGTTTACCCTAGAAGTGGGGGATATAGTGGTATAGGTGGCACTAATAAAATTAAATTATATGCATTAATAAATAAATTAAAGAAAAAAGAATATCAAAATAAATTATCTAAAATAACAAACGTTCATAGCTTAGATTTTGAAGAATTGATAAATATGTATGATTCAAAAGATACATTTTTTTATTTAGATCCACCATACTTCAGTAATGATGAAGATGGCAATGACACTGGAAAAAGAGCCTCATGGTATGGAGTAAAAGATAGTTTCAATCAAAAAACTCATATTAGACTATTAGAACTTTTAAAAACAACAAAATCCCGTTGGGCATTATCTTACTACGATTTTCCAGAATTATCCAAATATTTACCTAAAGATGAATATATTTGGTTACAAAAAGATTTCTTTCGTTCATCTGCAAGTTTTTCTGAAACAAAAGATACAAAAGGTACAGAATTATTGATTTTAAATTATGATCCTAAAACTTTTATTAAATTAACCGATATGGATTCAAATAATAAATTTAAAATTTTTAAAGAATTCGCAGATAAACTAATTTCAAATCAAGTAGATTTGGATCCAAAATTTAATCAAGTTATAAATGAAGTTAAAATAGTAGACATAAAAAATGATGATGATTATTGGAATTCATAAGATAAAATAATTAAATAATGAGTTATATAAAACAATTTGAAGCTTTCACTAAAAATGTGTTAGCTGATTTAAAAAAAACTGAAAGAACATATTTAAAAAGAAGATTAAGTGATTATGTAGAAGATGCTGAAAATTATAGATTATCATTAATTGAATTGATTGAATATGATATATCCAACTTTAACTATAATGATAAATCTTATGATTTTTGTATAACACCAGATAATATATTTATTGATAAAATTAATAAAATTAATAAAGATTTAGAAACTAAAATATCAACAGATTTACAATTTGAATTTTCTTATGATATAAATAATCTAAATTTAATAGATTTTAAAAAAGGAATTCCAGATTTATTGAGAGGTATTAGTTTAGGATATAAATTATATTTATTTGTAATAGATAAAGTAGGATTTATAACTACAAATAAATACAGTTCAAAGGATGCTATACATATTTGGAATGGATTAGTTACAACTGAAAAATTATACGCGTTCACATCAAATGATATTACTGGAGTTATTCTTAAAAATCAATCAGATAATAAAATTAAAACATATTTAGATAATTTAAAAAATTATAATTCAAACGTATTAAAATTTAAATTTGATGATTTGATATTTGATGAAGAATTAGAAAAAAAAATAATAGAAATATATGGAAGCTTGGACATTTATAAACAAAGAAACTAACGAAATTATCAGATGTGATTTAAAAAATGGTGATTCTGAATTTGGACAGGAATATTTTTTCACTACATGTATATATTCACCATTATGGTTCGTTAAAACTAAAGATGAAGCTGAAATTGCATACAGGATAAATGTGCATCCGCAATTTTCTATGAATTATAAAAATCCATCTACTGATAATATAAATTTGAAAGATTATAAAATAGTTAAATTTGAAAATTAAAATAATAGAAAAATTAAATTAAAAAAATTAAAAATATAATGAAAATAAAAATATACGTTAAATTGCACAATGAAAATTGTGAATTGGTTTCATTTGGAAACTGGATAGATTTAAGAGTGTCTGAAACTACAACGCTTAAAAAATTCGATTTTAAATTACTTGATTTAGGAGTTTCTATGAAACTACCTAAATATTATCAAGGTAATATAGTACCAAGATCTGGTACATATAAAAACTTTAAACTATTACAAACAAATCACTATGGAGTTGTTGATGGTCCAACAAAAAAAGAATCTGGATATTCTGGTAATAACGATAGATGGAAATTTGCAGCATTAGCTATGGATGATATTACAATTAATGAAAGTGAAAGAATTTGTCAATTTGAAATCAAGCCAACAATGTTTGCACCATTTTGGGTAAAATTAAAATGGCTTTTCTCAAATGGTATTAATATTATTTATGTTGATGATTTGAATTCCGAAAATAGAGGCGGATTTGGAACAACTGGAAAATAACTAAATAACTAAATGAATAACTTATATAAATATACAGCAAATAGAAAATCAGAAATAAAATTTATAGAAAGTCATTTTTATATATATTTTACTGATTTTCCTAATATCTATTATTCTACTACTGATAAAATTACAAGAAAAATAAAAATATTATCTATTGATAATGTAAAATTATATAATAAAATTAATGATATAGTTAATCATTCAACTATAGCAGATGTTTCAGAAATTTTTAGCTTAGAACTATCAAAAGAAATTGATAAGAGTATCATGAAAGAATTAATGAAGATGTTTAATCCAAGAAAACAACTTACTAAAAAACTTAAAAATTTCACATTTTCACATAATAAAATTATCACGCCTTACAATAATAGAAAATATAAAAACAAAAAATCATCAATTAAAAATTGATGATTTTTTATTAACTCGGTTGTTGAATTTTTATTATTTTTATAAAGGTTATTCACCTTTTGATTTTTTATCAAGTTCATTAAATCTAAACTCAATATTTCTATTAATAGATACATTTTCACTATTAATTTTATTTTCAACATTAGCAAATCTTGAATCCATTGTTCTATAAACAGTTTCTCTTTCGCTATCAACTTTATTCTCAAATTTATTGAATCTTGAATCCATTGTACGATAAATTTCACTAGATAATTGTGAAATTTCATTATTTAATGTCTCTACATTATTATTAATAATATTGTGTGTTTCACTAAAATTATTTTCTGTAGATTTTTCTAACTTAGAAATCATATTAGATAAATCAGTCGATTGTATTTGCATATTATCATATATTTCACCAACATTATTTGTCATATTTGTTTCTAATTCAATAATTTTCTTATTCATTTTTATTACCCTAAAAAATGCAATTACACCCATTACAATCGCTGCAAAAACTATAACTGACAACATTCCTAAAATAAATGCCATTATTGTATTCATATATTTTTTCTCCTATATATTCAACAACTGAGTTATCAATAATAGTACAAAAAATATTACAAGTTTATAGAAAATAAAAAAATCTGTATTAAAAAATACAGATTTTTTTATTTTCGCAAATTATTTACAAATTTGTTACTTTGCTACTACAGTATCAACTGCTACTGTATCAACACTAGCTGAATCAACAGCAGAAATTGAATCCTGAGCAGGAGTTGTAGATTTTGCACTCTTTGGAGTACAAGAAGCAAATGTAAAAGCAGCAATAACTGCGATCATTAAAATTACTTTTTTCATCTTTATTTATTTATTATTTTATTATAATCATAAAAATTTATGATTGTGGATCATGTTGGAATCGAACCAACGATCTTCTGGTTATGAGCCAGATGCCGTAACGACTTGGCTAATGATCCTTATTATACTATTATTATATGTTTAAAAACATAATTTGTTTTAGAATTGAGTACAAAGATAGTATTTTTATTTGATATATCAAAACATTTTTGAAATAAAATGATTATTTTGTAGATTTTCAAAATTATTTTCTAATTTATTACATAACGTAATGAAATTATTAATCTCCGATATATTTAATTTGAACCATTCACCATTTAATCTACAATGAGAATAGAAATTGTGTAGACTTTTTTCTAATCTTTGATTATATTTCGTTTGAAAGCAGCACAATTCCTTTATTAAAAAAGGATTGCCTGTTTGTAATGAATTAATTCTTTTTTGGACTGAATTTTTTGTATAACCAATTTTGTAAATTATACCATCATCATTAGATGATTCTAATAAATAAATATATCCCATTATATTATATATTTCATTTACATGGTTCTATTAATGAAAATCATTAAAACTTTTTACGTGATGTATAGATTTTTCAGGAAATTTAGGATCAACAATAACTTCTCCACCTAATCTCATTTTTGCGTTATACTCATCTGTCTTACTTGGATTTTCAATAATAATATTACCAGTTTTTTGATTCAATTTACCAGATTTTTTTCTATCTGAATCTTCTAAATCAGTTTCATCTATATTAATTTTAACGAAACTATCTTCTAAATCACCTACAGATTCAGATAATTCATCGTCTTCATTATAATATGATTCTGATTCCATCTCATCGATTTCAGTAGATTTATCATTTATTTCTTTAATTAAATTAATTGCTTCTGGCGTAGCAATTTTAGCTAATGAATCATTTGTTTCTTCTGGATCTGATGCGTCATTATTTTCTTCTGGATTAATACCTTTATAATTACATATAAGAATATTAGCTTTATCAAGAAGCTCACTCATATCATCATATAATCCAGATTCTTCTGCGTCATCTACATATGATTCAAATGTTTTTAATTTTTTCATATTATTTTTTTTGTATTTTTGTTTCTTTTTATCTAAGAAATTTTGACCAAGATATCCATCCATTATCTTTATATACAATATATGGACAACTCGGTATATTTAAAGGTCTATCTGATGATTTGCTAAAAATATCGAAATAATTCCTAGTATTAATCTTTGGATAATTATAATTTAACCATTTTTTACAATCATCATATGACATAAATTCTTTTTGATAAAATGATTTCCAAGATATCCAACCAGATTTACTATATGTAGAATCTGGTCTTTTTGGAATGAATCCTGGAAATAAATGTTTATTTTGTCTCCAAGTTTTTTGAGTTGTTATATTTGGATAATTATTTTTAATCCATATTTTGCAATTAATATAATCCAAGAATGTTTCTTTTCCATTATTTAAAAAATCACCCCAAGAAATCCAACCTTTACATTTATATGCTGTATACGGGTGTTTAGGTATAAATTTAGGTAACGTATTATTTTTTATATATTCTAACCAATCTTCTTTTATTTTAAGATCTGGAATATTTTTATTAACCCAATTTTTTACATATTTAAATGTTTTGTGATATTTTTTATTTCCTCCACTTTCTCCTCCTTCAGATATATTAACTAAATTTTTAAATTGAGAAATCCAAAATTTTTCTCTATTAATCCAATCTTCCTCTTTACAAGTTTCTAATATTTTAATATTTATAGAATTTCCAGATTTTATCACCTTTCTAATCCAATTACATTTATGTCTATTTCCGACTAAATTTTTAGCATCAGATATATGTTTTAATCTTCTTTTGTGAGGATTATTTGTTTTGCCAACGTATCTTACAGTATTTTCGTTATCTGTAAGAGCATAAATATAAACGATATCAATAAAATTAAAATCAGATAGATTTGAATTATTTGAAAATTGTTCATCTGATATATTTTTATAATTTGCTGATATAATATCAAGTGACTTATTTAAAAGATGATCACAATTTAAAGGTATACTCATTTTATTTATATTTTATTCTTTGTTTTTTACTTCTTTTTTACCATTTTTCAATTCCTCAGCATATTCTTCATCAATTTCTTTTAGTAAGGTTTGAAATTCACCGATATGAACCTTCTCCTCTCTAGACACATCTAGTAACGTATCTTTAATTTTTCTATCGTTAGCTTCGTCAGCCATTTGCTCATATAAGTTGATAGTATCTAGCTCCGCTAAAATTGCTGCTCTTAGAATCTGTTTATCTGATGATGAGTTTTTTGAACCTGGAATAGTTGATAATGTTTCATTTAAAAAAGCATCAAATTTTAAAGTTTTTTTCATTTTCATTTATCTTTTTTATCGTCTTTATCGTCTTTGTCTTTTTTATCATCTTTCTTATCATCTTCTTTACCTTCTTCTTGACCGCATTCACTTACGATTTTATAATAATTATCCATAGATAATTTACCTTCTTTTTTTGAAATTTTAAGCGCGATTTCTGTTGCTTTATGTAAATCCATATCAGTTTTAGCATCTTCTTTTGCAAATTCAAGCATACGAATAAATAATGGAACATCCATTGTAATGGTATCAATTTTATCTTCTTTGTCATGATGTTTTTCAGTTATGAAATCATCAAAATTTAAAGTTGTTTTATTCATTTTATTTAATTATTTTTTGAGAATGATTCAAAATTTTTCACTCTTGATATTTTATATTTTATACTTTCTTTTTTTGGTTGAATAGGTTGTGTAACTTCTGCTTGTGAACTATGAACTTTAACTTTATCTGTTACATTAGGCTGAGATTGTGTTATAGGTTGTGCTTGCGCTGTTGCAACTTGTTTATTTTCTTGTTCTTCTTGTTTTTTTACTTGATATTCATCACCAGTATATTCAACTACATTTGGAGATATTTCAACATCTATGAAATTACCACCACGTATTTCTCCTCCTTCTATTTTTCCTTTAAAAAAATTTCCTTTGTATATAATTCCTGATTTAAAAATTCCATTTCTCCATACTCCATTATACCATACTCCATTTTGCCAATTACCATATCTCCACTCACCATCTCTCCAAACTCCAAAATACCAATCACCATTATACCAAATACCAGCATTCCAAACTAATGTATCTTGAAAAATTTCAAGTCTAGCATTTTTTATTTCTGCATTAACCATCCAATTGAATTTATTATCAATTAAAATCTCATCAATTTTCCACTGTTCAGTGAAAATTTTACCATTAAATTTTAATTCCGAATAACGAAGTTCTTTACTTATCATAGGTTAAATATTTTTTCTATTTATGTATATATAAAAATTATATATTGAATTTATCAGAATCAACAAAAAACTTAAAATAAGGTATTGTATCTAATACTTTTTTATAATCTCTTAATATTAAGAGTTTCCAATATTCTAATCCTATTTTTTTAATATCTTCACTAATTTTAAAATATAATTTCTCACAAATATCTTTATGACTATTATAAAATTCAATTGATGTCATAAAATTAATTTTTTTAAATTCATCTTTAGTAAAATTTTCATGATCACCTACTGGATCACTAATATTATCATTTTTATCAATATCAAAACAATCAAATACAGCAAACACACTAAAATCATCGTGAAAATCTACACGAGTACATAAAGATATAGTCATTTTTATATCATTATCATCTGATTTTAAAGCACAAAACTTTCCAATATATTTAGATTCATCATAATCTACATCCTCAAAAATTTTAAATTTTGTTATCATAAATCTATATATTAAATTTATTAGTATTTTTTATTATTTCATACTCTTCTAAACTTTAAGCAGTTGAAAAATTTTTAGAAACATCTGAAGGTTTAAAAAATTGTGCAACTCCTTTATCATCTATAAATGATATCCACCAAGATTCATATTCATGTATATTATAAAATTTACCAATAGTAAAATCATATTTATCTTCTAATTCACCAACGTTATTATTAATACATAACAATTTTTTACCAGGTTGATATAATTTTTCTTCAAATGTTTTTATATATTTCATCTATTATTTAAAACTTTTTTTTTATAGATACTATATTTCAATATATATAATAAAAATAAATTAAAATTATGCCGAATAGTGTTTTTATAAATAAACAAACAGGAGAAAGAGTTAGTATTGTAAAAGAGGATACTAATTTCTATGTATTAAGTGATAATGTAAGTATCAAAAAAGATGTATTAGCCAAAAAATATGATATGATAGAAGAATCTATAAATCCTGACTCTTTTTTTCAAGCTCCGTCTAGTGATCCATTAATGAATATGGCTCAACAACTAAAAAATTTAGATACTAGTAAAATAACAGACAATCCAACATCTGGAGCTAAAGTAAAATTCATTGAAGAACCTGTTGTATTATCTGATAATTCTATGTCTCAATCTCAAGTAAAACAAAAACAGGTTGAAGGCTCAGTAAATTTAACTCCGCAACAAAAGAAAGCAATGCTAGATGAATGGAGACAAAATATGCCAGGTGCAGATATACCAAGTGTACAAGAAAAAAATTGGGATGAAATTGATGATGAAAAATTTTTAAATGGCGATAAACCAATAGAAATAAAAAAAGAAGAACCAAAAGTTGATCCTATTAAAATGATGTTTAATATGTTTAAAAGTAATTATTCAATAAAAATGAGTATTCCTATAGAAGAAATGATTCCTAATCCTAATTTTATTGGAATGATTCAAGAAAATGTAGAAGCTGATGCTGTTGAATATTACGCAACATTAATATCAGAAAAAATAATAAAAGATCCAACTAAATTAAAAAATGAGATATATAATCAACTTAAAACAATTATTGATAACGAACTTAAAAAATAAATAACACAAATGAGTAAAATTAATAAAAAATTAGATTCAGTTAGGAAATTAAAAGAATATGAAATGAAGATTATCAAAATGGCAGGATATCTTTCTGATTATTATATAGATAGAGCTATAGAATTGGAAGATTTTTCTACTATTTCAAGTTTTTTAATTGATTATTTCTCTGGTACAATAGGTAAAACTGTTGATGTTGGATATTTAATTTCAAAATATAATGAATACGGATTAAACGATAGAATCGAAGATGTAGATTTCGATATTGATGAATGGTATAAAATGAAATATGAAACTGAAAATGAATTAATTCCTGATACTGTTAAGAATGATGAAAATAAGTCAACAAACACAATGTCAGACGAAGAATATGTTGCATATTTAATTGAAAAAAGAAATATAGAAAATGATTAATGATCAATATATTAATGAAGCAGTAAGAATTAGGAAATATTATCTTCAAAACTTAAAAGAAATTGTAGATCAAGAACCTATAATAATGAAAAAAAAAGAAGCATTTCAGAAAATTCAAGATGAAATGAAAACTATTGTTCAATCCGATGCGAATGATATTAGAAAAACAATGGATTTAAATGAAAAATTAATATATTTAGAAAGAGAAATTAAATCTATTCAAAATATAATTCAACCATTCTATGATAAAATAGAAAAACTAAAAGATGATAGAGATAGATTATATTTATCTATTAAAGAAAAATATCCAAATATAACTGCAGAAGAAATTAAAAATGATATAAGTTCAAAATTAAACGAATAATATGATAACTGAAAAATTTAGTGTGCAAAAAATAAATAATACAATATCATTATATGCTATTGAAATTATAGATTTGAATAAAGGTGATATTTTTTTTAGAAAAAATAACGATGATTCAATTGATGTTCTACCAAGATATGAGAATAATAAAGATTATATAAATAGTATAATTAAAAATTTTTCAGATAGTGAAACATATGATGAAAAATTATTATATAAAAATGAAGTCAGAAAATTAAAATTAGAAAAAATAGAAAAACTTTATATTTTTTAATTACTATATACAGTTCAAAAGGGGATGAACGATTTTGACAGTAATGTAGAATAAGGTTATCAGCAAGTATCGCATTATCTATCAGCGATTAATAAATTAATGGGTAAAATTTAAATGGCAAAGCACATACGCATATTTTAACTTCTAATACAACTTTCGCAGTTTCTGAAGCTGTTGTTGGTAATGAAGTTTTAGTAGCCTAATCGGTCTAAAATCAGAAACCTTGTTAGCAAACTATTTTAAGGTGTAAAAATGTTTGATGAATTTAATAATTATCATTTAAAAATTATGTATTTTTGTTTATTTTAGAAAAAATGAACTAAACTTGTAGAAAATGCTGAAAGGCAATATTGGACTCGGCTATTGTATGCCGACATCTCCACCAAAAACTTATAATTTAATTATAAGTTTTTTTTATATATACATAAATATGAAATGATTTTTTTTATATATAAAAGAAAAATATAAATTATGGGAATGGAACTTTTAAGAGTTGATCCTTCTGATGAAAGTGGAACAACATATTATGGATATGCGACACCAGGCACTCAAGATACAGACTCAATATGGTCAATTAAAAGAGCATCAATTGATGGTACAGTATTGAAATACGAATATCCATATATAACAGGTACAACTATGGTAAATACATATCCAGCTATTATGGCAAATGGAGTAACATATATGCAAATTACTGGACTTATTTGGGCAAATAGATCAGGATATACTTACAAATGAAAATAAATATATAAAAATGAAACATTTGAAAGAGTTTAAAAAATAGCTTATAGAAAAAGAAAAAAAATTAGAGAAATTGGATTGGATTTAACAAAGATATATAGTCATGAAGATACTTTAAAAAAGGTGGAAAATACTTATCTGAAAAAATAAATAAATAAATATGATAAAATTTAGTAAAATAGAAGACGTAATTGAAAAAAAGTATGAAGCCAAAGATACTTTGAGAAATCAGATTTATGATTTAATAGATGAATCAATTTCTATTAAAATTACAAACGATAATTCAATTGATAAAGATATTACCATTAATGGTAAAGAAGAATTAGTTGAAAAAATTAAAGGTCTAATAGAAAATAATATACTTAATGAAAGAATATCAGCATTAGAGTATGTTAAAAAAAATGTATATCAAAATTTTGATATGAAATGGCTAACTGAACAAATTGATAATCTTAAAGGATTAAAATAAATAAAAAGAGATTCATTTGAATCTCTTTTTTATGATATAAATATATTATATTCTTCTTCTCTTCTATCAACTAATCCAGCAAATCCATCACGTAATCCAGTAATTTTTATCAATTCTGATGCATTCTTAATATCTTTACGTTTTAATGCTTGAATAAAATCTGAAGTTCTTAAATTATCAATTCCCATATTAAATGCTAATGACACTAAAACATCAAACTGATTTTGTGTTAATTTTATATTGATTCCTTTTTTATTCCATTCTTTAAATATACGTCTAACTCCATCATATGCAAATTGTAAATCTTGTTCAAATAATTGATCTGCTTGTTCTTTAGTTATTTGATCTCCAATTTTAAATTTAGATTCTCCAATATTTTCAGCATGACCAAATCCTATAGTTATTTTATTATCTTTTAATCTATATGCCTTTAATTTTAATTTTTCGTGGTTTTTGATATGCTCATATATAAAATTACTAACTCCAAAACTTAATGGATCTTTAAATTTATCAACAGTATGTATTAATGTTATTTTCTGATTAGCATTTAAATTTAAATTGTTTATATAATTTATTGTTTGTGTAACAGTCATCATAGTCAAAAGTCCACCTACTATAAAAGTAGCTACTTTTTTACTATTCAACGATTTAAATGTATCTAAAAGAGATTTAAGATTTAATTTTTCTAAAATTATATCATCATTGTAATTATTATAATTCTTAATATATTCCATAAATCTATATATAAAAATTAATATATAATATAATGTGAAAATATATAAATTACCTGAAAAATTAGAACTTTTATATAACGGAAATAAATTCAATTTGTAAAAATTATTTAATTAAAAATAAAAATCAATCATAATAATGATTGATTTTTATTTTTGTACCATTACAGCGATTCGAACGCTGACGAAAAACTTAGAAGGTTTTAATGCTAATCCATTACATCATAATGGCATATGTTTATATATTAAAAAATAAAATAAAAGTTTATTTTATTGAGCACCTATTCGGGATCAAACCGAAATTTTTGGTATACAACGCCAAAGTAATATCATTATACGATAAGTGCAATTATTTTCGTAGGACTTATCGGAATCGAACCGATGACATCAACTTTGTAATAGTTGCGCTCTACCAACTGAGCTAAAGTCCTGATTATGAGCAAAATGTGGGTGTTGAGCCCCGTCTTCTGATTGGAAATCAGATACTTTACCGTTAAGCTACATTTTGCATATTTTAATATATTATATCAATTGTATTTTTAAAAAAATTCTTATTTCCTTCACCAACAATCAATCTAACATTATATCCTAGTTTTTTATATGATTTTACTTTATCTTTCATATTTATTTCATTCAAAGTCCATTTACTTTTTATCTCAATAATTTCATTTATTTCTTTAATATAAATATCTGGTATTGCAATTCTTATTTTTTTCTTTTGTGTATCATAATATTGTATTCTTAAACTTTCAACTTCATAATTCACTTTTTTATCATCCAAAATAGAATAATATTCTTTCTCATAATTGCTTCTATAATGTACGTTATCACCTTTCCATGTTATATACATTCCAGATTTATATGGATATTGCACTATATTATTATAATTTATTTTTCCATTTTTAATAGAATTCATTACAGCTTCAGAAAATGTTCTAATAACAATATTATTCTTTTTAAATATTAAATACATAGATTTATAATTCATATTATACTTTTTGCTTATTTCAACAATAGACAATTCTTTATCAAAATAATCAAATTTTAATTCATTTATAATTCTATCAAACTCAGTATACACATCATTATTTCCTTTTTTACTACTATCAAAACCTAAATATTTTTCATAAACATTATTTTTTTGTCTAAATTTTGAACACACTTCTGGTTTTTTACATTTTTCGTCACCACAAAATTTACATACTAATATTTTTTCTATAATATTTTTATCACCAAGTTTTTTATTAATATTTTTTATATTTTTGCCTCTATTTCTTTTTAATTTTCTACATTTTGTACATGTTGATATACCTATTTTTGTTCTATTTTTAACTAAAAATTCTTCTCCACATTCTTTACAAAAATCTTTTTTTAATATATCGTCATCATAATTTTTTGTTGAATATTGCTTTGCACATTTTTCGCAACAACATTTTTTATACCTACCACGTTTATAATAACTTTCAATCACATCAATTTCAAATTCCTCATTACAATTTAAGCATCTCAACTTAATTTTCAATATTGGATTTTTTGCTCTCTGTGTTTCTATTTTTGATAATGCTCTTTTATCCTTAATTATTTTTATATTTGGATTCATGCTACAATTTGCAACATGCTGACCTTTTTGTGTTGGCTTTAAATCCTTAATGTCTTTACCACAAAATTTACAATATTCTACCATACAACTTTTTATTTGTATATATAAAAATATTGATGAGCATAAACTCAAAAACGAACTATTATTTTCACTTATTAATAAAAAATGTCCATAAATACTTGGAGCAGATAACCTTACTCGAAAAGGTATCTTAACATTGGCAATGTTATGTACTAGCCGTTATACTATATCTGCAAATTATAATCATTTTGAACCCAACAAAAAATAGTGGAGACTGTGAAAATCGGATTCACCTCACAAATATTGCAAATATTCATCGCCGAGCCTTGGAACATGAGCCCCCTTATTTTTGTAATCCTGATGGGATTCGAACCCACATTCACATCCGTTATGCACTTATGGTTTAGAAAACCATGCCATTACAGGACTATTATTATATGTATGGATGGGGATGCTCGAAATCCCGACCACTTGGTCCCAAACCAAGCATTCTACCTACTGAACTACATCCATATTTAATTCAACCTTTGTCGGAAGAGAAAGAGTCGAACTTTCTTGTGTCGGTACCCGAGACACTACCACATACTCCCGATGTTTATTGTAGTCCAGAAGAGATTTGAACTCTCATTTTCATTCCATTATGCACATAGAATTTAGGAAATTCTGCCAATACAGGACCAATTAATTATTTAAAAAGAAAAAACCCAAAGTTGAATAATCATCTTTGGGTTTTTAACACTATTAAAATATTTTATAAAAATATCAACTTAGATTATTATCACCCAAATACACGACTGGTCTGCCTCCTGCGGGGGTAGTTGTTGTTGTGACTGCTGTGATATTTCTACTAATGTTGTTCATGATATTGTATATATTTAAATTTGTATTTTGTTTATTTTATTTTCTACTTTCTTATATATTATATAAAAAAAGTCATTTTTTTCTATTTTTAAAATCTTCGTTATTATCTTCTAATGCTGGTGCTAATATAGCTCTATCGTTGTTCCAAGTACCTTCTGTTATCCAAACACCATCAAAAATACAATTATTTAATTCTGTATCATTTTTGATCCGTTCTCGGATTGAATCTGGACACAATTTATCATCCCATCTACCACCAGTAGCAGTAGCAAAAAATTTAAATTTTTTCACCTTAGTAGGAGTTGGTTGTCCAGATTTATCTAAATTTATCCAATTCCAAGTTTCCTGATCAACAAGTTTCATAATGGTATCATTATCGCCATCAATTAGTTTTACGATATAAGCTTTTTTCATATTATTTATTCGTTTATTAATTTATACAATTCATCTAAAAATTCTATAATTTTTTTTGTTAATAATTTATCTGTACGAATATCTTCATATGAATAGTCACAAACTTCATAAGATGTTCCTCTATTCTTTGCTGTATAAACATTAAATGTCAAATCTTTAAATTTTAAAACCCACAACTTTGTCATAAACTCAAGTCTCATTGTTTTATTTTGAGTACCAAAAATTTTTGTTAAAGGTTCAATTAAATTACTAGTTAATACTAATTTATGAGATTTAAATGCATCAGTTTGAATATTAACCATATAAGTTAATATATCACGATTATTTGTTATTGGTACTGAATCATTTGATACATCATTACCTTCAATATGAATTATTTCTTCGTATGTCTCATTAAATTTATCTACTTTCATATATTACGTTATTTTTATATATTAGTATTGTTGATTTTATAAAATGCTCAAATTCTGCTTGATATTGTTTATTACTAATTCCGTGATCATCATAGTTTCTATCTATTCTATTTAAGCATAAAGTTATTTCAATAATAAGTTCTTTTTTATTTTTTCTTTTATATTTCAAATTCACTTCATCTATCATTTTATTAGAATCAGTAATTATTTTATTTTTAATAACTTCTGTATAAGGTTGGATCCATTTATCTTTATATCTAGTACAATTATCAATATCTGTACTATTTATGTGCATAGTTTTTTCTGATTTATAAAATAAAAAATTTATTATATTCATGATTTAATTTTTAAGTCACAAAGATAATAAATACATTTTATATATCAAAATATTTTAGATATTTTTATAATTTATTTTTATATAATTCTGATAAAAATTCATCGTTAGTTATTTCATCTTTATATTTAATAAAAAAATCTTCATCTAATGTATATTTATTATCATAATCATCACTAAAAAACTTAGGTAATATTTTTTTAATTAAATCAAAGTCATCTTTAAATATTAATATATTTTGTTCTTTCATGAAAGAATATACATCTTTCATTTCTGTGATAGAATGAACTGTGGTTTTTAGTTCAAATGAGTCATCTTCTTTTGTAAATAATAAATATTCAAAATTGTATATTGCTGCTTTGATTATTTTCTTACCTAATCCAAGATTTCTAAAAATTACTGGTAAATCAACTGGAAAATGAAATTTATTAAAATAATTTCTTTCTATTTGAACATCAAATAAAAAAATTGGTTCATTTCCATTAAAATATGAATTAATTATTTTATGATATAATACATCATTTCTATTTTCTATTTCTTGTAATAATCCGTCAAAAGGAGTAATTAAAGTCTTTATCTCAATAGGAAATTTTATTTCAAAATTTTCATCATCCTTATATCTTGATTTACTAAACTTTATTTTAGTATAATCCAGATTTTTAAATCTAGAAATCAATAAATTTATCTCAATATCAAAATTTTTTAATGTTTTTTTATTATTTTCTATATCATCAAAGTAATTGTCATATCTATCATAATCACCTTTAAATAATGCATTTTCTACCAAAAAATCGTTATATCTTTTAAATATCATATTATTTTTATTTGTTATATTATTTTTATGATTATCCGCATTTAACACATTTTGTCAAGAATATTTCGTATCTTTAGAGTAATAAATCAACAGTTATATGAAACTATTAGACTTTGACAAACACTTCCCAAATGAAGCCGTTTGTATTGAAAAATTCAAAGAGATGCGGATTAAATCCGGTATTGTATGTCCTCATTGCGGTAATAAAGAGCATACATGGTTACCTGCTTCGATGCATTTTGAATGTAAATCCTGTCATTGTCGTAGGTCTTTACGTTCAGGCACTATTATGCACGGTTCTAAATTGCCTTTTTTATATTGGTTTAAAGCCATTCATTTGATGACAAGTACAAAAAAGACTTTTTCAGCCTCTGAGATGCAACGACAATTAGGTCATAAACGATATCAACCCATTTGGGAAATGCTTCATAAGATCCGTAGTGTAATGGGGCAACGCGATGCCCAATATACCTTGTCCGGGATGATAGAACTTGATGAAGGCTTTTTCTCTACCGAACGAGATGAAAAAGGAAAAAACGAACCATTGAAACGTGGACGTGGCAGTCAGAAAAAAAGCAAAGTACTTGTAATGGTCGAAAGTGAGCAGGTTGAAAATCCCAAAAACCCACAAAAGCCTAAACGGGTCAATCATCTGAAAATGATAGTTATTCCCGACTTAAAAGCAGTAACTATAGATCAGAAAGCAAATACATCGATAGATAAAGATGCAAAAATTACAACTGACGGCTCTACCTCATACACGAACTTCAAAGACCATTTTGCCCAACACGATGCTTCGGTTGTTCCACCTGAAAAAATCGCTAAGGTACTGCCTTGGGTACACATAGCCATAAGTAATGCAAAATCATTGATTGATGATATGTATCACGGTATAAAATCAGAATTCCTTCAAGGGTATTTGAATGAATTTTGCTACAAATTCAATCGGATCAAAATACCCCTTGACCCCTTTGAAAGATTACTCGCTGTTACCGCATCTTACGAATCAAACTTTAAACATTTAACATACAGTAAAGTTAAAATTTAGAACTGCATACTTTGCGGATAATCATTATTATTTTTTATAAATAATGTTTAAATTATTTTATATGTTAAATTTTGTAAAATCTTTTTTATTAGATTTATATGCTTTTGTTATATCTTCATCTAAATTTCTTTCTGGAGTAAATACTCCTAAATCATCATGGTTTTCTATCTCATCTTCATCATACCATTCCATAGTTCGGTAAAATAATGAAAAACAATGAAATCACTGTTTAATCATTTTAGGTCTTTTACTGTTTGTTTCTTCATTCACAGAGGATCTAATGGATTTACTCTCCTGAAGCGTTGATTTGGGTGAACTCAGTCCTATTTTAATTCTAATTACTTCTATTTTAATATTTATTCCTGAATTGATGTCACGATCATGTAATTTACCGCACTTAGGGCAAATCCAGAATCTATCTTTCAACGTCAAGTCATCATTTTTGTAACCACACTCACTACATAGTTTAGTGGAAGCGAAAAATCTATCAACAACAATTACTTCACGGTTATACCATTCAGATTTATAGGTTAATATCGTTCTAAACCTTGACCAGGACACTTCCTGGATAGATTTAGCTAAATTATGATTTTTCATCATGCCTTTTACATTAAGGTTTTCAATACCGATAGTTTGGTTTTCACTAAGGATTTGATTCACCGTTTGATGTAAGTAGTATTCTTTTTGATTATTTAATTTTTCATGAAACTTAGCAAGCTTTATCCTTGTCTTATTTTTATTCTTCGAACCTTTCTTTTTTCTTGATAATTGCCTGTAAAGTCTTGATAATTTGACTTCATTCTTTCTTTTAATTTTAAGATTTTCATACTTTTGTCCTTCGGACGTTACGATGAAATCCTTAATGCCTAAATCTAAACCAATGACATCATTTGTAGCTTTCTTTAAAGTTTTATTTGGACGATCAATTAAAATACTAAATATATAATGTCCTGATTTAGTCTTAGTTAACGTCCCTGATTTAATTTCTTTTTGATGTTTGTTTAGGTATTTTTCATCACTTACGGAACATTTAAAATGAATATTTTTTAAAGATTTAATGATATTAATTCTATTTCCTTTGACACTTGATATCGCATCACTTGGAAATCTACATGTTTCTTTAAATTTCTTTTTCTTGAAGTCTGGGTAACCAACTCCGATCTTTTTATCACCTTTCTTTAGGTCTTTAAAGAAATTACTAAAGGCCTGTTCAAGATTCATCATGGATTGTTGCATTACCTTTGAGTGTGCTTCACCAAGCCATGAATATTTAGTTTTTAATTCTATGTAGTGTTTGTTTGTTTGACCTATGCCTGTTGAAGTATTAAATAACCCATATTCAATTGATTTAAAACTAAGACATTTGTTATAAACAAATCGTGCAGATCCAATCAATTTATTTATATCAATAATTTTATCTTCACTTGGATACAGTCTTATTTTAATTGCCTTTAACATTTAATTTATAGTATTATTTTAATTTAAAGTTTATAATAATTTTAATGAAAATATTCATTAAAAAATCATTGTTTTTCATTGATTTAATTAAAGATATTAAATACTACCTATTTCAATTCCCATATCAGATAAATCCAATCTAATTGTTTTTTCTTCTCCTGTTTCATTATTCATCAAATAAATTAGTAAAATTTCTGAATCAGTATAATAACTATTTCCATTATTTTGGAATTCAAACATATCAGATGCAAAAGATGAAGAAATTACACTTATAAATTCCTTTCTATTTATAATATCTAATTTTTTACCTCTATATTTATATGCTTCAAATTTTTATATTTTCATTTTATTTAGTTTTTTATAAATCTCCCAATTGCTCTTTTGTTAATCCTAATGTATTTACTAATGTTTGTAATTCTTCTTTATTCATATTAAGAATTTTATTAAGAATAATCTTTTTTGCATTTTCGTTAGTTGTACCTTTCATTTGAGTTGATAATTGATCAACGCTATTACTTGTATTAGCACTTATTTGACTCAATAACTGAATTTTAGGTTTTATCATATCAAATAATGATATATTTATCCAATTTATTGCAGATTTCTTATAATTTATTAAATTTGTATTATTAACAATATTATCGGCTTCTAATATTCTATTAATTTTATAGTTTATTCTATCTGTTATAGATTCTGATGTAGTTTGTATAACAGTTGTAGTATTGGTACTAGTATTTGGATTCACACTAGTAGTGTTAGTAGTAGTTGTACCTGTATTTGAATTTATACCTGCAGATGTTTTAATTTCGGTAATTACTGTTGATGCATATGTTGCTGCTGCATTTGTAAATTGATCTTCGGAATAACTCATTAATGTAGCTAATCTTTTATCCCTTGATCTTCCAAATATTTCAGTAACTGTAAATTGATCATTTTGTAATTTATTTATAATTGGTTTCAAAGAAAAATAAAAATATTTAATGCTTTCTGTTAATATTTTATCTACTCCAATAATATCAGTAGCATTATTAATTTCATTTTGAGTAAGAGTTTGACTTGATTTCAAATACATCTGATATAAATTAGAAATATTTTTTTCTGTATATAATTTTTTATTAAAATCAGAAAATAGATTATTTAATGATTGAGTAGGATCTGGAAATATATGATTATATTGAGTTTTCAAAAAATCAGATATAGAAGATTCAGCATTCTCTATTAAAAAATTATTATATAATATTATATTCATTATTTTATTTTATTTTATTTTATTTTATTTTGCTGCAGGTGTTATTGGCGCTGCAGGTGTAATTGGTGCTGCAGGTGTAATTGGTGCTGCAGGTGTTATTGGCGCTGCTTTCTGAACTTGTGCTGACGCTGGCTGTGCTTCTATTTTTTTAACATCACTTGATTTTTTAGTTTGCTCTTGTCCATCTTGTTCATCTCCTTGCTTAAAAGTTAATATATCTTTATCTACTTTTGTTATAGTTCTAATAATTTCTTTATCTTGACCATCTGGCTTCCAAGTAATTTTATCTCCAACTTTAAATTCAACAGGTTTAGCAGGGGTTTCTACTGGTACTATTTTAGTTACCTCAGTTTTCTTTTTAGTAAAATCTCCTTTATCTCCTTTAAATGTTAACGTATCTCCTTCAACTTTAATTATTTTTTCTTCAACATCTTTATTCAACGCATCAGAATGAAATTTAACAGTATCTCCAATTTTTAAATCTGTTGATTGACCAGCAGGCTGTTCTTTTGATAAGTTTTTCCATTTTTCATCTAATTGTTTAGATAATACATCTCTATTTTTAGCTACAGCAAGTGAAGCTGTTCTATCTCCGCCAGC